GAGTCATTTGCCAAAGATGGCTCTTTACAACCCTTGTTAAAAATACTTCTTAAAATAAATCCACTACTTGCATCTCCAAAAGGGCTAAAAACTACAACTTGCTCTCCAACCCTGACAGGAATAAAATGTTTTTTAAAGCTATTTGAAATTGACACTACTGGCAACCAATCACTCTCTCTTTCAAAAATCTTAACTCTTGCAAGAGCTTTACCTTCATTCATCTTTGTTTGAGTTACAGTCCCATAATTGACGATGTTATCAATCTGCCTTTTTAGTTCCGCTGTCATTGCTCCCACCTTCTTGTCTCATATGAAACTTCAAATTCAAGTCTTGCTCCACCGTATAGTGTATCTTTATGCTCTACTAAAAATTCGCTTCTTTTGAAAAAGCACCTATATCCCAAATTTTCTTCAACTACTCCAAAGGCTTTTAAAACATCGCTACTAATCTCTCTTAAATTCCAAGTTACATTATCTTTTTTGATTGCTATATCTACCTCTATTTTTAACTTGTGATAAAACACTGTCTCATCTTGTACTTCATCAGACACATCTCTTACGATGATTGCTGGAAATTCATTAAAATCAAGCGGTTTCTCTAACCATTCATACACATTTTTTCCAGCTTCGCTATAAAATCCATTTGCAGATGAAATTTTTCTTAGTTGCTCTACTATTTCATCTACTATGTTTTGTCTTATTAATGTGCCTTTAACCATTTTGTTTATCCAAAAATATTATTGTTGTTCCATCTTTTTGAATGCTCTTTTCAATAACCCCATAAATTTTTCCATCAATCTCAAACAGAGATTTATGAGTAATCCCATCAGCTTTAGATGTCTGTACAGTTAGTGCAGGAACAGTTGTTTCTACACCTTGATACTCATTCTTTTCAAAGATTACCTCACTATTCTCATCAAAACAAAGATATTCAAGTGGTGTTGCAACTCCATTTACAATATGATTGCAAACACCACCAAAATCATTAGAGTTTGCTAAATCTCTCTCTATCATCTCTTTGAAACTACTCATTGATAAGCTTTATAATCTCCGCTTTTGTTGCATTTCTTGGGACATCTAACCCAAGCTCTTTAGCATATGCTACCAACTCATTTTTATTCATATCTTCTAAAGCTTTAGTTGTATCTTCATCTTCTATAACTTCATCTTTAAACTCGATAGCCTTTCCAAGGGCTATCAAAAGATTTGCATCTTTTTCCTCAATCTCATAAATTTTTCCAGCAACTAAATCTTTACCACCACAAACTGTGCTTCTAAGAACTTTAATTTTCATTTACACCCCTTTTAAACTTGAGCATCTTTAATCACTGCAAAACTTTCAGGTCTTCTTACTCCTACATCAGCAAATTGGTCAGCAACGATAGAAATTTTTCCTTGTTTTGACAAAGAGTATGGATCAACAATTAAATCAATTCCACCCCAAAAACCAATTAGTAAATCCTGGAAGTTTCCAAAAATAAGTGCTGAAAGATTTGTTCCATTTCCTTTTGTCAAGTTTGATGGAAGTTGATTAGAAACTATATATCTATAACCATTTAAATTATCGCCTTCCAAAATCATCTTTGGATTTCCATCAGTTATAGGAGTTTTCTTTAAATATCCTCTTGTTCTTGCATTTAGTAAATATGCAAGTCTTCCAATATCTGCATTATCTACTGCAACTTCTGTTTCCATATCAACTATATGACTATTTTTTATAGGTCCGCCATCGCTTCCAATTTCAACAAGTCCAACTCCAGTTTCATTCAAAATAGTTGTTACCCCGAAAGCATCAATTTTTAGAGCTATTTGGGACATCAAATCATTTCTTATTAAGTTTTCAATAGCAACAGATGATTGATGCAAAAGTTGTTTACTGTATGCACCACCACCGCCAAATCTTTTTGGAGACATTACAAGCTCAGATAACTCTATATCACTATCAGTAATTTGGTCTGTTTCTCCAAGTTGCTGAGCTTCCATTGCCTTTGTCTGTTTTGGAAAAGATATATTTCCTTTTAGNCCTGGAAGAGTTTCAGCNATTTNNANTAGTGCTGATTTGTTTCTAAGCAAATCAATCAAATCGCCTTTTTCTGTTGCAACTGTTACTCCATTTGTTGAAGCAACTGTCAAATCCCTTTTAAAAACATCAAAAGGCACCAACACTCCTTGTGCAACAATGCCACTTCTCTTTTGAGCTTCGGCTGATAGCTCAAGCTCAAATGCTGCTTCTTCTTGTGCTTTTCTATCGTTTGGATTTGCTAATGCTCTTAAAACTTTTGCAAAAGAGTATCTTTTNACCTCTTTATCACTCATTCCAATTTCCATCTTATCTGTCATAGTTTTAATAGATGGTTTTGCTCTTTCGCTAATCTTAGTTAAAACTATTTTTCTAAACTCATCTACTTTCATCCCTTCATCTATAGCTCTATTTGCTTCTTCAATCATTTTAAATTGAGTTCCAATTGCTGTTATCTCTTTTACTCTTGCTCTTTCACTTTTTGTAGCTTCATCTTTTGCTGCTTTTACATCTACTTTAGGCTCATTATCTCTTTTTCCTTCTTTCATTCCATCTCCTTTTTGATTGATTATTTTGACTTCATTTTTATCTTGCTCTTTATTTCTACCAACACCTACAGAAAAATCAGCAGGTATTGAAACAATAGAGACCTCAAAAGGCTCCCAAGAGCTAACTCGATAGGTTTCCACTCCATCTTTCTCACTCTCAAGTTTCATCTCTTTGATTCTATATCCAACTGATACATTCCTTAAAATCCCATCTANTACNTCGCTAAAAATCTCTTTAGCTTTTTCGCTATTNCCAAANCTAACAACTGCATAACCTTTCTTTTCCTCAATACTCGCTCTCTCAACCACTCCTATAACTTCATTTGGGTTGTGGTTGTAAAGGAGTGGGGCAGAGGAGTTAAGTCTTGTCAAATCTACTGAGTCAGGGGAGTGATCTAAAATCTCAATTCCCCACCATCTCTCATAGGGCTCTTCAGAACTAAAAGAGAGTTGAACAGTTTTTTTCTCTTTATCAATTTTTCCTGTTTCAAAGCTTCTAAATTGTGGTCCTAATTTAAGCATTTTGCAATTCCTTATCTTTGATATTCTCTAACATTTCAAGTATTTGAGCATCACTTAAAGTTGTTATTCCATATTTTTTTCTAAGCTCTTTTTCTCTTGCAATCTGTTGATATAGCTCTTCTAAATCCATCCCCATCTCAGCTGCAATCTGGGAGTGAGTTTTTAAACCCTCTTTAACAGCTAAAATATTTGCTTGCATATCTTTTAGAGGGTCAACCCAAGCAAAACCTCTTGGCATCCACTTTGGATTATTAAATTTTTTATATTTTGAATATGGAAGATTTATTACACCTTTCAATAAAGCCATCTCAAGCCAATTAGCAAAAACATCATCAAGTAGATGCTCAATTAGCCACTTTTGAAGCTCTTTCCAAACTTCTCTTTCCTCTAAAGTTCCAGCTCTAAGGCTTGAATAATTAACACTTTCTAAATCATTTGCTAAATTGTTATAACTTACATCCAATCCGCTTGCAATCCCTCTAAGGATCGATTTCATAAAATCTTTAAATGCTGTTGTAGGATGTTGTGGATCATAAGCTTTAAAATCTACTCCTTTTGGGAGCATATTTATTTGTCCTGGCTCAATCTCATCTACAATGTTTCCTTCAGCATCCACATAATCGCCCTCATATTGTTCTGCTCCATTTTGAAAAACATAAAATCCGCCTTTAGCAGCAGCTATTCTTGAAGCTGTCAGCTCAGCCTCTTCATACCCGTTAATAATTTTCATTCTTGTCATTGCTGTATGCATCCATGGGATACCCCTTGCTGCACTTATCCTAATGGGGATAAAAAGATGAAGTATCTCATCTGCTGGGATTCTTACTCTCTCAAGCTCACTTTTGCCAAGCTCCCCAGGGTGCTCTTTAAAAAGATGATATGCTTTTGGCTTACCCCAGTCATCAAACTCAATACCCATAATGATATTTTTTTCAGGGTCATTGTATTGTTCATCAAGATGATCCGCTTCTATNANNTGTANNGCAAATCCAAACTCGTTGTTAAANCCTTTNATTTTTCTTATNANNACNTCACCATCTTCAGCCATNGTGCNTNTGACCATTTTTTGAATATCTACAAATGAGTATTTTCCAGTAACATCGCAATTACCTTTTTTACACCACTCTTTCCATTTTTTCTCTATTAAATCATTTGCATATTTATCAAGCTCTCCATTTGCATCTTGTGCTCTATTTTGAAGTTTTATGCCGCTTCCTACCACATTTCTTTGAACTATTCTTTTAAATTTTTTCGCATAATCATCATTCCTCATCAAATCTCTGCTTCTATTTCTAATAGTTCTTAAATTTCTTTTTATATCTACATTTGCAGATGTTTGAGGAACAAGCCAAGATGAAAAAGAGTATTTAGTAGTTGCAGCGTCAAAATTTCTTTTCTGTTTTTTAGCCTTTTTTGTTCTTTTTATTTCAAATCCAAAGATTTTCACCATTTAACCCTGGTTAAAACTTTTTTTGCTCTTTTTAATGAATTTAACTGAGTTTTAAAATGCTTATATATTTCCATCAACTCTGAAGGAGTAAATTTATCTATTCTCCTACCATTGATTTCATAAGACTTGACATCGTTTGTAGCTTTACCCATTAAAGCTTTATCAATTGCATCCAAGTTTTTCTCAAGTAAAGCTATTTTTTCCTCAGTAGTCATAAAAAGCCTTCTGATTTTTTTAACATTATTTCAAAATAAGAAGGGAATTTAAAAGGGGACAAAAAATAAAAAACAATTTTTTAATCTTCTATTTTTAAAAACTTTTGATATTTTTTAACTTCGCTATCAAGCAAAGTTTGGACAAACAAAGATGGAGTAACTTTTAATTTTTCTGCAATTACCTCAATTGCAATTATCGTAGAAGTCTTGACTCTTACATTATCAAATTTTATCTTTGGGTCGTTCGTTCGTGGTCTTCCTCTTCTTTTTAACTTTTCCATTTTGATATCCATCCTGCACTTGGTTTTTTCTTTTTTAGTAGGACTTTCTTTTGAGTTTTTTTATTTTCTTTAACAACTTCTAAATTTTCTTTAATCTTTTTGTAATTTGGATTTAGTATGCTAAGAGCTGCTATGTTATAGACTGTTACATCTAATGCTTCATTCCTTGCTCTTATCTGCTTCCAAACCATAACAGGTCTTCCTTTTTTCATTGTCATTACTCTTTTTTCAGCCGTTAGCATCTTAAAATACTCTTCATCATAGCTTTTATTAAAGTGCATATATCCCTCACCAAACTCTTCAATCTGCAATCTTGAAAATATCAACTCTTTTGCAGTATCAGTTCCAATACTAAAAAGCTTAACTCCTAACTTATTGCTTCTTGATGGTCTTGAAATTATTGGTTTAGCCGCCACGCTTGAACCTTTGACCGCAAAAACTCTTCTAAACTCTCTTTTTTTACAAAACTTATACACTTCATCAGTAAAGTGCCCACCACTATCAATACAAGTACAACTTATTTTAAGCCTTAATCCATCCTCTCTTTTGTATGTATCAGTTATGATATTGTCTAAATCTTGCCAAACATCACTTTTGGCTGGACTTCCTTCAAGCCTAAAATATTTTATCCCCCAGCACTCATCCCCTTCGCCCCAAGCTTTAATTTCACCTTCAAGCCTATCATCTTGAACATCAACACCGCAGGTTAAAAGCAATGCCTTTTTGGGAACAAGAGTGTAATCTTCTCTTCTTTGCATCAATGCATTATCTTCTATCTGCTCGCCTTGATCCTCTTCCCAAGTTTCAGCCAAAGATGTGTTAACAAAAGTTTTCAATGTATGCGGAGATTTTTTTGCTTCTAAAAAGTTTCTAACCATATCAGATAGTTTTACCCAGGGACTATATATCTCATTTAGCCAAAAGCCAGCTACTCCCTTCGTAGGTTTTTCAGCTCTCCACTCTCCCTTTCGTATTGCTCTTAATCTTTCGGCATCATTCCAACCAACTCCGCATTTTTTGCAGTAATATTTAGCTGTTTCAGGCTTGTGTATCTCCTTGTCTTTATCCCACATAACATTTTTCCACTCCAAAACTTGATAGTGCCCACAATTGGGACAAGGAACATAAAATTTTCTTTTATCACTCTCTTTATATGCAGCTTCAATCCTTGAGATATCCTTAATGGTTGGTGTTGAAGTTAGCATTCTTTTTTTATTCCAAAAAGTAGTGCTTCTTTTAAATGCAAGATTAACAGGATCGCCTTCAGCTCCTGCGCTAACAGGATATCTATCTACTTCATCACAAAGCACAACTCTAACAGGCCTTGAAGCCAAAGAAGCAGGAGAGTTTGCTCCAGCGATTGTTATATGCCCACCAGTGAAAGTTTTATGTAAAATAGTATTTCCACTATCTTTTGCTTTGCTATCTTTCACTTTTCCATTCAAAACTTTTGTATCTCTTATCATAGGAGCAAGTCTATCTTTTGAAAAAGCTTGTGCCATTTCAAGTGTTGGTTGGAGCAATAAAATAGGAGAAGGGTCTTGATCTATAAAATAGCCGATAATATTTAAAAGAATCTCAGTCTTCCCAACCTGAGCCGAACTCATCCAAACAACTGTATGGATATTTGGGTCACTAAAAGCATCCATAATCCCTCTCTGGTACTCAGCTCTACTCGTTCGCCATTTTCCGCTTTCTGCTGATGCTTCACTTGATAGCTGTCTATATTTATCCGCCCACTGGCTAACAGTTAATTTTTTTGGTGGCTTTACAACTTTTACACACTCGGCAACTATCAATCAATATCCTTTAACTCACTTAACTCTTCTAAAAGCTCATAAACATATTTTTCAACTACTGCTGCAACTTCTATCTCATTGGTTAGCCCTATCAAATCACGACTCATCTTTGTTGGGAGAGCAAGTGTTTTATCTCTAAAAGCTTTTAAAATTCTCTGTACATCTTTAATAATTTGCTCTTTTGGGATTAATAATCTTTTGCTCTCCAAAAACTTTTGCTCATTTATCTTTCCAAGCCAAAAATCTTTTATGATCTGAACTTTTTGATTTGGAGTTTTTGCTCCTCTAAGATAAATTAATAGCTCTTCTTTGCTCTTGTTGTTATATAAAGCTTTATTGGACTTTATTTTTTTACTTGTTAGCTCTTCAATTTTCTTTTCTTCATCAAACTCTTCTACCTCTTTGATTGGCTCTTTTTGCCTTCTTCTCTTGTTAGCCTCTCTTTGAGAATCACGACTTGGGTCTTGTGGTCTATCCTTAAAAGCTTTAATTGCACAATCTCTAATCAACCTTCTACCTTCGAAACAAAGGTCGAAAACTCCCTGTTTCTTTAGTTTTGTTATGTAAGATAGCGATACTCCAAAAGTTTCAGCCAACTCTTTTTGTGTTATGTAATAATTCATCTTCCCTTCACCAAGTTAAAATTTTCACTATCTAACCAATCCCCGCGCTCGCCAGCCCCCTCAAGTGCGTGCTTTTGGAAGGACCCGCTACATTTTGCTAATATAGAAGTCAAAGTTGTGTTTAAATTTATTCTCAAATTCATCTCCAATCATTTTTTTAGCTCTACCAACAATTTTTTCATTGAACATTTGTGGGATTGATACAGTTTTAACACCTCTAATCTTTTGAGTTCCTTTGATTCTTTGTAAAACTGCATTTCCAGGTTTGTTAGAAAAGAATGCTCTTGCAATTTTTTTTCTTCCTCTATCTTTTCTAATCTTTACACTTATGAAGCCTTTTTTCTTTAAAGCTCTTGCACCAAACCTTGTTGCATTCAGAGGCCTTCCTCTGGAAGATATTACATAAGCCAAATTTGAATATTTAGACCTTCTAACTTTTACAAATTGCTTTAAATCTTTTGCTTTTATGTTGTAAGTATTTCTAATATCTCTAATCATCTGATTTTTTGCTTTTGTTCCAATTTCATTGATTGTTCTATTTAAAGCTTTTACAGATACTTTTGGATTTAAGGCGGCTAATGCTTTATCCATTCCTTCAAGTTTTATTACTATCATACTCATACTCTTTCCTCTAATTGATATAGTTTTTCTACATACTTCTTACCGCTCTCTGGACCAAGCTTTGCATAACGCATAGTCTGCTTAATGTCTTTATGATTTAAAAGTTTTTTTATTACATTTACACTTGCACCATTGATAGCCAAATGACTTGCAAATGTATGTCTTAAAGTATGTATAACAACTCTATTCTTTCTATCTTTTGGGTCAATTCCTTCATTTAATCTGTCAAAAATCTTTTTTAGTCTATATCTCAAAGTTCCAATCTTTAAAGGAGTTTTCTTCTTAGTTATGACAAAATCCATCGGGTCTAACTGATGAAAAAAAGAAGATATATAATTTGCAACTTCATCATTTAAAAATCCTACATAAGTTGTTTTTCCTTTATCGTCGCTCAATAAAATAGTTTTGTTTTCAAGGTCAATATCTTTTTTTCTGATATTTAGTATTGCATTTGCTCTTGCCCCAGTGCTAAGTGCAAAAAACAAAAACAGTTTTGTCTCTTCATCTGGAGCATAAAAAAATAGAGTATTAATCTCTTTATTAGTTAAATATCTCTCTCTTGCATTATTTAGCTTAAAGTATTTGATATTTTTAAATGGCATATAATCAAAATATGAATTCTTTATTCCCCAATTTACAATTCTTTTGATAAGCTGAACAATAAAATTATTAGTAGCATCGCTTAAGCCTTTATCTCTTAATGTTCTTTGAACTCTTAAAATATCGCTATCATTCATCTGTGATAAAGGCTTTCTCCCAAGCATCACTCTAATATGCTTGTTATACAAAGCAATATATTTTTCTATGCTTTTTATATGAATCCTCCCATATTCAAAATATCTTTGAGCTAAAAAATCAAGAGTTATATCTTGTTTATTAACTCTATAAGAGATATCAACTCCATGTCTTAACTCACTCAATATTCTATTTCTAACTTCTAAACACTTGTATTCATTAACTCCTTCGCTCCTTCTGCCTACTTTTTTCCAAATTAGCTTCCCTTTATGCTTAAAAGTAATGTAATAAGTTACATCACCATTTTTGCAGTCATATAAAAAAATTTTACTGCCAAACTTTTTTGACTTTCTCATTTTCTCCTCTTCTCTTATAACTTTTTTTTATATAACTGGCAAAAATCGCATCATTTTTATGAGCAAAAAATTCACTCCTCTGAAACCCCCATAAAATCGGGCTTCCAAAGCATTTTCCCCCTAATTTTTTATACATAGGACTAAATTACTTAAAACTCTTTTGCTAAAATTCATTTTCAAAACTCCCATATTTTGGCAAGTTTCACCAAGATTTCACCAAGCACTAAAATCATAATTTTTCTAACCTATTTCAAACCATTTTTTTTGGTCAAAAAAAATATCATCTAAATCACCATTTTGAGCAAGAAATTTTTCTCTCTCTTTTAACATCTCTCTTCTCAAATCTATCGCTTTATAAAAAAACTTTTTTGCCTTGTCATCAATATTGCTTAAAGATAATTTCTTTATAAAACTTTCTAACTCACTCTCACTCATAACTACAATCTCTTTTATTTTTTCAACAACTTGCTCTTTAGATAAAGTTGTCATCTTATCTCTCCGTTTAATATCTGATTTGCAATTTTTACAGCATCTTCCCAATCATTCACATGAGCTTTGGACCAAATACACCTATCCAATTTTTTCTCTTTTGTAACCCATAACTTTGCACCATTGAGCTCTTTGTAGATGTAGTATCTTTCACCGCTCTTATCGCGATCTATCTCAATGCACACTTCAAATTTTTCATTTTTCATCACTAACCCTTTAGTAACAATTTCAAAAACATCAATTCAACAATCAAAACTACAAATAAAACTATCAAATCTTCCACCTTAGACTCTCACGCTCTTAGCAAGTTTTCCAACTTTTTCTAAAACGCTCTTATTCTCAAGCTGATTTTTTACTGCTTCTTTGTTATATGGCAACGGATAATCAGATGCAATTAAAACTCTTTTGTCTTCATAGCCTATTTGCACATTTCTTCCTACAAGCTTCGTATTCTTTGCTTGTCTTGTCCTTGCTAAGCTCTTATAAAGCTTCACAAAATCTTTTCTCACAAAAGTGTCATCTCTGTCCATAAAAGCGACACTATCGTGAAACTCAACCCAACCGCCTAATGTGTCAATCACATTTGCAATCAAGATATCTTCAAAATCTGGACTTATATACGCCCCTTTGGAGATAGCACAAGACTTTGCAATTTGATAAGCTTCATTTGCTATCAACTCAAGCTCTTCATCGCTAAGTTTTGCAGCTCTTAGAAAATCAGCAATTGAAGGATATTTTTTCCCATAAGGCTCCCAGCTTTCTCTCAATCTGTTAACTGCTCTCATGAAACTGTTGTCATCTAAATCAAGAGATAATCTTGCATAAAAAGATGCCATCTCTTGCATACTCATCCTACATCCAAGGTCATCCATCAGCTTTTGCATCTCAATCAAAAAATTTTGTTTTGCAAGCATTTACAATCCTTCGTAATAAGCTTTTAATATCTCCTCATCGCTTTTATCTAAGTCCATCGCTTGAAATAGAGGTCTATACTTTTTCAAAATCTCTTTTCTCTCTTTCTCTTTTACTTTCTCCTCGTCATTTAAGAACTCATAAGCTTTTTTTAACTCCTGGACTTTCTCTTCTCCATTTGGCAAAGGCTCTTTTGCTTTTGCCTTTTCATACCGCAATTTCATTTTTTCAAAGTTTCGCTTAATAGCATTTGGATCGATTATGATGTCTTGCCAAAAATCATCTTTCGATGCCCAAATCAATACTTTTCTCACATCATCCCCATAAAGAGCTATTAGATTAAGCAATATCATCTCAAATTGCTGTTTTTTTGCTAAAGCAGTTTTTGATTTTGAAGCTATAAAAGAGATGAAGTCATCTATCCAAGAGTTTTGATTTTTTTCTTTTTTTGGATTTTTTTCTTTTTCTTTATTCTCTGTAGTAGTCTTAGTAGTAGTCTTAGTATACTTATATATAGTTGGGCTGATTCGTCCCTTCTTGTTGGGACGATTCGTCCTAACTGGTTGGGCTGATTCGTCCGAACTTGTTTGGCTGATTTGTTCTAACTTGTTTGGCTCTTTCGTCCTAACTTGTTTGGATGNNTCTTCNTCNATATTATTTAATATCAGCTCATATTNATCCCAATNAATTTCNTAAAAAGTNTTNGCTGGAACACCTTCTCTTGTAATCTTAATAAAACCGACTTTTTTTAGAGCAGATTTTGCAGTTTTTAGCTCTCTTTCTGTTAATAATGTCTCTGCCATTATCTCTTTATCAGTCTTATAAAATTTATCGTGTTTACTAAACCAATACATTAGCTGAGATAATAGTATTCCAGCGACAGTTGAGCCAGTTATTTGCCTATAGACTGGATAATATGCTATAGGTCTTTGGTTTAGCCTTTTAAGCAATTCTCTCATTCTCCAACCTTTAAATGTTCTATAAGAAATTTTAATTTTGCATTTGCTTTTTGAGCTTCGTCTATCTCTTTTAAGATCGCTTTTCTCTCTTCTTTAGAGATAATT